GTTTCAGCCGGTTTCGTTGCTGAGAATGGCGCAACAGCCGAAGTGAACGCTGTGTTCTCACAGATCACAATGTCACCAAAGTCACTTGGCGCATTTTCAGACGTTTCACGTTTGCTGATGATCCAGTCTGACCCGTCTGTTGAACAGATTGTTCGCGATGACCTTTTGAACGCAATTGCACAAAAGATCGAAGACGTTGCAATCGAAGGTGGCGGTTCAAATGAGCCATCTGGCATCATTGACACCGCTGGCATTGGTTCAGTCGCAATCGGCACAAACGGTGGCGCACTGACTTGGGATGCCATCACTGATCTGGTCAAAGAAGTTGAAGTTGACAACGCTGCAATCAATGGCAACACCCTTGCCTATCTGACCAACCCGAAAGTGAAGTCGCATATGGCTTCAACTCCAAAGGTTGCGTCAACTGACAGCGTAATGTTGATGGATGCGCCTTGGAATAGCCTTTATGGTTATGACTTGGCAGTGACCAACAATGTACCGTCTGACCTGACAAAAGGCACATTGACCACTGCGTCTGCAATGATCTTTGGTGACTTCAGCCAGCTAATGATGGGCTTCTTTAGCACACCAGACATCTTGATCGATCCATACACAGCCGGTTCAACCGGTGCAGTACGCATCCGCGTAATGCAGGAAATGGACTTGGCTGTTCGTCACGCCCAGTCATTCGCTGCGTGTCTCGACATCGATGCCTAAATAAACTGACGGGGCGGCTTTGGTCGCCCTGTCTTTCCCATAGGGGCGTGATATGAAAATCAGATGCAAACGTAATATTTTAATCAAGGGCAAAGCGCACGAAGTTGGCGATATTGTCGAAGTGGCTGAGAATGTGGGTTTTGATTTGGTCAATACTGGCAAAGTCGAAATTTATGAAGAAAAGCAAGGCATCACTGATCGGGCGATTGGCCTAACAAAGAAATCAGCGTCCAGCCTTATTAAGCGGAACACAAAGAAAAAATGACAACAAAACTGATTAAAATCACAACGCTAAAAGACTGCCAAGCGGGATCGGTCGGGATTATGCTTGCTGGCGAAGATCACGATGTTCGCGAAGATGAGGCGAACAAGCTAATTGATCGCGGTTATGCGAAGCTATGGTCAGCTAAAGTGGCTAAAGTAGCTAAAGTGGACGCCGACTAATGGCGGTCGAAACCGCAGATGATCGCGCTATATTCATTGGCGTTGATGATTTCGGGGTTGCCGCAACCTATAACGGCGGCACGATCAATGGCATTTTTGACAATGATTTCGTTGAAGTTGACGCTGGTGGGGGCGTTGGCTTTGCATTACAGCAACCACGCTTTGTTTGCCGCACCGCAGACGTATCAACCGCCGCTGAAGGCGACACTATTACGATCAGCGCGGTGGCCTACACAATGCGGATTGTGCAGGATGACGGCACTGGTATGACCACGCTGGTCTTGGAGAAACAATAAATGGCGCACGTTCGGCAGCAAATCCGCGACCAGATCGTGACGACATTGACGGGATTGACCACAACCGGCAGCAACGTATTCCGCAGCCGTATCTTCCCGCTGGAACAGACAAAGCTTCCGGCACTTTGCATTTTTACCAAGAGCGAAGCCACCGAATTTGATACAATCACTTTAGCGCGTTCGGTAAATCGGGTTTTGGAAGTTGCTGTTGAAGCATATGTAATTGGCACAGCGAATTATGATAATGCGCTGGATGGAATTGCGGTTGAGGTTGAAGAAGCCATTGCCGCTGATGTGACGCTGAACAATCTGGCAAAAGATGCACAGGTTGTTGCGTTTGAGGCTGACTATAGTGGTGACGGCGAACAGCCGGTGGCCGTTGGTCGGTTTACAATATCGGTGCAATACCGCACCAAAGAAAATGACGTTGAAACTGCCGTTTAGAAAAGGAACTTAAAACGATGGCTACTTTTAAAGGAAACGATGGTGTCGTTCTAATCGGCACAGACGTAATGGCTGAAGTGATTTCATTTAGCGTGGACGAAACCGCCGATGTAATCGAGGACACAGTTATGTCCGATGTGGCGAAAACGTACAAAGCTAGCTTTACAGATTTCACCGCAACCGTTGAGACATATTTTGACGATACAGATGCCGCACAGCAAGCAGTAACCGCTGGCGATACTGTTGTCCTGAAATTGCAAATGGAAGGCAACACAAGCGGCGACCACCAGCTAACAGGCTCCGCGATTGTCACAAGCCGTTCAATTGGCGTATCATCTGATGGGATTAACACCGCCACCTATTCGCTGCAAGGCACAGGCGGCCTAACTGAAACAACCGTTTAAGGGGTAAATTATGGGCTTGGGAGAACAGATCGCCGCAAGGCGTAACCGCGACCGAAAGGTCATTAAAGTTGATGAGTGGGGCGAAGATGGTCAGCCGTTGGTTATTTATTCTGGGGCTATTACCGCCGGAGACATTGATAAGCTGCAAAGAAAGCACAAAGACTTTCTGAACAATATGACGATCAGCGGAATGGTTGATCTGATTATTACCAAAGCTGAAGATGCCGATGGCAAACGATTGTTCACCATTGAAGATAAAATGTTTTTGATGGGTGATAGCGTGGCCTTGATTGCTGATATTGCCGGGCAGATGTTTGGCGATGTTGAAAGCGTTGGGGATGCGGAAAAAAACTAAAGGGCGACCCGTTAAGGCTAAATATGCTAGCCCTAGCGGATCGCCTTCACAAGACACAAGCCGAAATTGAAGAATTGACGCTGACAGAACTGAACGAATGGTTCGCATATTTTAAGGTGATCGAAGATGGCAAATCAAAATCTTAATTTCACGATCACAGCGAAAGACCTTACACAAGGCACTTTCCGCAAACTAAACCAGTCGCTGGGTCTTGTTCGCAAAGCACTATTCAACTTCAAGGTCGGGCTGACAGCCGTTGCTGGTGCGGCTGGTATTGGCTTGCTGGTCAAATCATCACTGCAAAGCATCGACACGCTGGGCAAGACGGCGCAAAAGCTGGGCGTCACCAGTCAAGCACTGCAAAAGCTACGATATGCGTCTAATCTGGCTGGCGTGGAAACGCGCACAGTCGATATGGCGGTGCAGCGGTTTACGCGGCGGTTGTCTGAAGCTGCAAACGGCACTGGCGAAGCTAAAGACGCGCTTAAAGAACTTGGTCTGAACGCTAAAGAACTCGCTAAACAACCACTTGATAAGCAAATGCTAAAGCTGGCTGATGCGTTTGATAACGTGCAAAGCAGCGGCGATAAAGTGCGTCTGGCGTTTAAGCTGTTTGACAGTGAAGGCGTGGCGTTTGTAAATACGCTAGAAGGCGGCAGTGCAGCCTTGCGTGAAATGTTTAATGAAGCTGAAGGGCTTGGCTTTGTTCTTTCATCAAGTGCTGTTGCTGGCGTTGAACAAGCAAATGATGCGGTGATGAAATTGTCATCAATGCTTGGCGGTGTCCGCGATCAAATTGTTGCTGGCCTAGCACCAGCTTTAACTTTTATAGCTGATATAATTAGAAAAAAACTTGTTGACGCAATTCAAGGTGAGGATGGATTAGGTAATATTGAAGATTTTGCACGCAAAGTTGCTTTGTCTGCAATTGACTTAATGGAAAAAACAACATTAGGTGCGGTGCGATTTGCCAACACTATAATCCGCAGCATTAACAATGTTATTTTGTCTGCGCGAGTTATGGCATCGATATTCCGCGCTGATATTGGTAAAAGTTTAAAAGATTTTAAAAAAATTAGTGAGCAATTAGGTGCGACTTTGTTTAATGATCTGCGTGCTGCAATATTAGCCGCAGATGATGTGACTAAAAAATATAACAATACAAATAACGATGGCGTTGCAAAAGTTAAAACTTATGCGGACGCTTTAAAAGATTTAAAAGAAGCCGCCGAAAAAGTCGGTGAAGGTATGGGCAATGTTGCCGTGCGCGGTATTAAGTCGCTTGAGGATGCCTTAGTTGATTTCTCAATGGGTGCAGCTAGTGCAAAAGATGCCTTTAAAAATATGGCAAAATCTATTATTAGCGATTTGATCCGAATGCAAATTCAACAAAATATTACAAAACCGCTTTCTGGTATGCTTTCCGGTATGTTTAGCGAATCGGCGGGTGGCGGCACATCTGCACAAGCAAAAGCTATCGGCGGTTCTGTTCGCGCTAATTCGCCATATATGGTTGGTGAACGCGGCAGAGAATTGTTTGTGCCGAACAGCAGCGGGTCTATAGTGCCAAACAACAAGCTGGGCGGCGGTGGTGTAACCGTCAATCAGACCATAAACCTATCGGCTGGAGTGTCGCAAACAGTACGCGCTGAAGTTATGCAAATGATGCCCGCTATACAAGAAGCGTCAAAAGCTGCGGTGCTGGACGCAAGGCGGCGCGGCGGTTCATTCAGTGCGGCATTCGGGTGATTTAAATGACAATATCATATCCCTTAACACTACCAACGCAGACCGGCATCGCCAGCGTAAATTTGCACGCGATCAACAGCGTTGCAATTTCATCCAGCCCGTTCACTTACAAACAGCAAGTGGTGGCGCACACGGGTCAACGCTGGGAAGCTGAAGTTAGCTTGCCGCCAATGAAGCGAGATGATGCCGAAGTTTGGATTGCTTTTTTGCTATCGCTAAAAGGTATGCGCGGCACGTTCTTAATGGGCGATCCTAATTGTGCAACGGCACGCGGCAGCGCGTCGTCAACGGCTGGCACGCCAGTCGTGTTTGGTGCTGACCAGACCGGCGAAACGTTAGCCATTGATGGTTTACCTGTAAGTGAAACCGGCTATTTGCTTGCCGGTGATTATATTCAGCTTGGCGGCGGGTCAACAGCAACTTTGCACAAAGTTTTAACTGACGTTGATACGAACTCTGGCGGCACCGCAACGCTAGATATTTGGCCTAGTATCCGCACCGCACCGGCTGACAACAGCACTGTCGTGGTGGCTAATGCTGTTGGCAATTTCCGGCTGTCCACAAATCAATCAGATTGGTCGATTAACAACGCTTCTTTCTATGGCATCACATTCCCAGCCATTGAGGTTGTCGTTTAATGAGCCGCGATCTCACCCAGAGCATCATTGACAATTTAGATGCGACAGAGATCAGACCCTTTTTTGCTGTCGAATTATATTTCGACACGCAAACTTTACGAATGTGGACTGGTCTTGGTGATTTTGTTTTTAGTGGGGAAACATATATTGGGACTGGTCAATTTCTTGAGATTAGCGAGCTTCAAGAAACTGCCGAAATTTCGGCTAAAGGCGCAATCA